TGTATATTCATTGATTGTGTTTACTTGTATTTCACTCATAGTATTACCATTGTACCAGCATTTGTTACTGTTCCTGTTATTGTAATAGGTCCAGCTAATACTGCACCTTCTGTTGAAGCAACTGTATATGTTGCAGCTTGTGTCTGATTATGTCTAAAGATACCACCTGCTGTTGTTAAGGCAATACCACCTTGATTCCAGTCAGCCATATCTGTATTGTCCAACTCGTAGTGTATTCCATTAGCAACACCATCTGATAAAGTAAAGTCACTATCACCATCTATAAGTGCAGTTGCTGAACCTACAGAACCTGGCTCAAACTCACTAGATGTAGAGTTGTAAACTAATACTTGTCCATTTGTAACACCAGTTGTATCTACATCTGATAAATCACCAGCAGCTATTGTTATGTTTCCTGTGCCATCAAAAGATTGTCCTGCAATAGTTCTTGCTGTTTCTAAAGCAGTAGCTGTATCTGCGTTACCAGTCACATCACCTGTTAAGTTACCTGTGACATTACCAGTCACATTACCAGTCACATTACCTGTTAAGTCACCAGTTACATTAACTGTAATTGATGAAGGTAATCCAATAGTTATTGTCTGTGCAGAAGTAGTAGTTTCTACTTCATTAGCAGTTCCTGCAATAGTAAAAGTCTGTGTGTCTAAGTCTATTGTTGTAGAAGTAGAACCATCACTAACAGTTAAGTTATCATCTACAGATACTGCATCAACATAAGCAGTAGTAGCTACCTTTGTACTGTTATCTCCAGCACTTTGTGTAGTAGCTGTTACTCCATCTGCAAGTACAGAAGTAGCAGTTACATTACCTGTTATATCTCCTGTAACATTTCCAGTTACATTTCCTGTAAGGTTTCCTGTAACATCTCCAGTGACATCTCCAGTGACATCTCCTGTAACATTACCAGTTAAGTTACCAGTAACATTAACAGTGATACTAGAAGGCAGACCTATTGTTAAAGTCTGTCCTGTAGCAGATGTTTCTATCTCGTTAGTTGTACCTGCTATAGTAAATGTCTGACTGTCTAAATCTACAGAACCTGTGCCTGTGTCACCACCAAAGTCTAAATCCTCTGCTGTAACTTGTGCATCTACATAAGCAGTCGTTGCTACTTTAGTACAGTTATCACTAGCAGATTGTGTGGTAGCAGTAACACCATCAGCTAATACTGATGTTGCTGTTACATTACCAGTTAAGTCACCTGTAACATCACCTGTAACATCTCCTGTTACATTACCTGTCAAGTTACCTGTGACATTCACTGTTATAGAGCTAGGTAATCCTATTGTTAGTGTTTGACCTGTTGCACTTGTTTCAACTTCATTTGCTGTACCAGCAATAGTAAATGTTTGTGAATCTAAATCAACTGCACCAGTTCCACTATCGCCACCAAAATCTAAGTCTTGTGCTGTTACCTGGCTATCTACATAGGCTTTAATAGATTGTTGTGTTGCAATATGTGTAGCACTATCTGATGCCATATCATCTTCATCTTTTACAACTCCTGTAGTAACAACTGCTGTACCATCAGAATTTATTATGGTATCTACTCTGTCATTAATATCTTCTATGTGTTGTTGTAATGGTGACATACGAACAACAGAACCAGAAGCATGTGATAAACCAGATGTTGCTGCAGAACCAGTTAAATATCTATTACCTATAGCAGATATTGTTAATGTTTTTGTACCTACATTAATGCTGCTAACTAAGACAACTTCTCTATTAGTTGCACTGTCTGGGTTTAATACTAAATAACACGGAGCTGTAAGAGTATTTGATGCTGAATCAACAACAGAGTTTACTGTCATTGTTAAATCGGATGCACCAATAGTACCAGTTAGAGTTGTCTCAAACGCATTTAATAAGTTAGTTTCTTGTGCTGTCATTCTATCCTAGTTGTCCTACTCCTAATAGTTCTATTCCTAATCCTACTCCAGATGTTGAAGTTTGTACTACTTTACTACCTCTAAATCTTACTAAGCAATAGCTTGTTACAGACCCTCTAGGACTTATTTCCTCTATAGGACTGCTAACATTTTCTATTATACCTCGTAATAACGTATCTGGTCTAAATATCTCTAACTGAACATTCTTACCTTCTTTGTTACGAAGTGCCTGGTAAACTAAATCTCCTTGTCCTTGGACCAATAATGCTTTTCTAAATGGACGTTCTATCTGGTCAGATATATTTATTGGCATATCAACAACTAAGTCATTAACTAACTGGAAACCTCTAATAGCAAAAGATAACAACTCTGGTGATTGTGTTACGTCATCAGTATTAATTTCTAATTTACCAGTTATCCATCTACCATCTACAAGTGTCATAACTTCTTCATCACCACCTGTACCAGAAAATATAGATACTTGTTCTGACCATGTTGCAGCATCTGCATTGTTTATGTCTGCAGCAATAGTAGATGTAAATAATTTTACAGAACCAGATATGACTACATTAGTATTTAGTTTTGCACCTACCCATTGTTTTTTTTCAGAAGTAAAAAAATCACCAAGAGAAGTAATTATGTAACCTGTGCTTACGTAGTTAGTAGATTCTCTATACAATCCACCGCCAGATATAGTGGCAAATAATCTATCTGAAAATACTGCCATAGCTTCTACTATGCCACTCTCCGCAAACTCTATATCTCTAGCTATACCAGCAGTAGGTAAATAGTATCTCCATAAATTAGTTTTACTTGCACTATCTACAATGCCTGTGTAAATACTATCTCTAGTAGATATGATTTTGTATGGTGCCTGGTTTAATGTAGTTGTTCCATCTCCCCATTGTTTAATTAACTGTGCATTTACTAATACGTATAAATTATTAGCATTAGTTATTTCTGCTCTATATAATCTTCCTATCTTGCCACTTGTTGTGTTTTGATATGTTCCATAAAAAATAAAACCTTGGGCTGCGTCTATTGCATTAGGTACTTCACCTTCAATAAATGTTTGTCCTTTTAATGTAAGTGTTGATGACTCATCTGCAAAAGAATATATATACCCATCAGATGCAGCTGCTAAAACTACTGCACCACCATCTGTTAAATCTGTCCATTCTGTGCCAGTAGGTAATGTTTTTATTGTTGTTGGTGTGCTGCCATCTGGTAATTCAAACAAATCTCCAGAAGTATCACTAGCAACAATACGACCTTTCATAGACCATATCTTGCTATACGTCTTGTGATTATTATGTACTGAATATGTAGAAGCTGCAGTTCTAACGTACACATCACCATTAGCTACTAGGTATAGCCTTGTTCCTAAGACAGCCATACTTGTAATATCATTCCCTGTACTAGGTGCAGTTTCAGATGTTACCGTTGGACTAGCATCTAATGGAGAATCAATTCTTTTTAAAACATCTCCATCTGCAAAAAATATAGAACCACTTAACTCTTGCATATATAAATTAGTTTCTGTAGAAGAAGATAATTCATCTGTATCATGCAACAAAGATACTTTGTATTCTTGTCCTACTTCTTTTCCGTTAAATACATCTATACCTTTACTATCCCAAAATCTTTGAAAATCAGTTTCACTTGCATTTCTTCTGTGTGCTTTGTCTAATCCAGAACCACCAGAAAAATCTGTCCTAGAATATATCTGACCAAACTCCTGTTGAAAATCCTCTGGGGTTTCTGATGTTTGTATAGCTTGTGCCTGGAGTGGCGCTGTATTTATGTTAAGCTGCCGTCCTGGACCAACAGCAAACCTAAGAAATAGGTCGTCTAAGTTAGCTTCAAAACCTTGTGACTCTGGTGCAGATGTGTTGCTTGGTGAAGGTAATACCGACATTATGCACTATAGTTTATATTCATTATTGATACTGGAGCTGGATATAGCGAACGTAAATTACCTCTTGCTTCATCAATCAACAATGACCTTAGTCTTAGTAGTGCATTCCTTAATCTCTCACCAGAACCTACTGGATAATTTTCTGCTGCTAATTTTTCTGTTATAAACTCTTGTGTGGTTGCATCTATATCTGTAGCACCTACAATATCTGCTACTGCACCTACCATAACTATTTGTTGGTACTCATCTTCTAATAAACATGCAGTAGATAAATCGTCTGTCTCTGCTGATGGTCTAACAAATTTTCTTTTAACAACTAAATAAACTGTTTTACCGTTGCTTGTATTGTAAAACTGTACAGCTGTGTTTGTTGTAGATGGTGGAAAATTTTTAAGCAGCTCTATACCAGCAGAAGTATATTGTTCACCACTAGCATTCTGTACATAAGAAGATAATACTTCTACAGTGCTAGCTGCTACTTCCTGGTATGTGCTATTAGCTGTGGTTGTTATTGTTGTTACGTTGTATAGAGTTGGATATAATCTTACAATATTATCTGCAACTGCATCAAATACTGATTTACGTGGAAAAGTTGGATTGATAAATATATTAGATTTGTCATTGTGACTTGCAGCTGTTGTGCCAGAATAACCTCTAGCAACAGTTAATGTTCTAGTAGAAGTGTTAGATGCTGTAACTAACATTATCTCTTGGTCAACTTCTACTAAAGCACCATTACCTAATAGGTTCTCTTCTTCAGATGAAAACAATCCAGACTCATAAGTTAAAGAAGTTACTGAATCATTTATTGCACCATCTAACCTAGAAAATGCTGATAAGTCATCTGGTTTATTTAAAAAATCTCTGTAGATTCTATCTACTAATGTACTTACTGCTGCCATATATACCTATGTTACTAGAGGGAGAAGTATTTATCTCCCTCTAATAAATATACTATCTAATTCCTAATTAGGAAGTTGATAGGTTTGTAATTTTGCCGTGGAATTGCTCTGGACCATATTCTAATCCGACCTCTCCATAGATTTGGAACTTATAAGCTGAACCAGTTTGTGCAAGTGGTTCTGCGAAAAAGTGTCCTTTTCCAGGAATGTCTAAGAATACTGGCTTACAGAATGCAAGGTCAGCAATAATAATATCATCAGCTGGTAAGTGTCTGTCATAGACTATACCAATCTCACCAAAGTCAGTTTCAATAGTGGTGATATTTACTCCACCAATATTTCTATCTCTTGGTGCAAGTGATAATGCACTTGAATAGATTGATGATAATTTTTGCTTTTGAAAAGCGTTGGCAAAAATAACTGGTTGCTCAAAAGGAGCGCCGTTATCTGCCATTGACTTTAACAATGAATCAACTTTAGCTTGGTCAAGAGCTGCTGCTGCTGCTGCTACTTCGTTTGTAGAAATAGCTGTCAACATACCTCTTGTTTTTCTTGCTGTTGATATATCTGTATCTGCAACATAAGCACCTTGCAAGAAAGAGAACTCAATGTCTCTAGCTGCTCTTTTCATAGCCATATCCAATTGGAAAGCTAATTCATCTTGTACTGGTTGGTTACCTAAGATGGATTCTCCACTAAGGTTACCTGTTGCTGCTTGTTTTGTATATGATACGTGAACACCATATTGCATGATTTGAGTAACGTTTGTTACTTCGCTTCTGCTTCTCTCTGCGAAAGTTGCGTCTGCACCTTCAACTACTACTGTTTGAGCAGCTGCTGCATTGTCAACTGTTTGCCAGGTGAATTGTTTAGAGGTAACTGATTTACCTCCTGTCATTCCACCAATAGCGGAGAGGAACGGTGTATCGTTTGGAGTTATATTAAATAACTCACCCACGTAATTCGGGAGGTCATAAGAGTCTCCCAATCCGCTTACTGCACCCATTTAAATCTCCTTTACTATTCTTTTCGGGTTAATGCTTTTAATTTATCTGCTTTGAGATTAGCGGCAGTTTGCCAATCACCATCTGTTTGCGCTTGTGCAATCTGGTCATCTAGCGAAACTGGCTCTACTGGTACTGATGCTTCAATCACAGTATCTAAATTGTCTTGACTAGAAACAACTCTTTGTCTTTGCAATTCATCTTGTGTGGGTTCAGCTGGAGCATTTCCCCAACCATATTGAGATGCAAATTCTTTTATTGCATCTGCTTGTAACTCACCTTTATACAAGTCTTTTAATGCTTTACCTGGACCAGTCTCTGGGTCAAAACCTGCATCCTTGATAGCATTAGCCATCTGTACAGATTTATATTCCTTCTCTACTGATTCAAGTTCTTTAATGCGGTCTCGCATTTGCTTGATAGCATTATTATCTTCTTGTACTTCTTCTACTGTATTTTCTACTTCGTTTTCCATTTTATCTCCTACTCCAAGTGTTGGTATTAACTACATCATCCTTGGGTTAATGATGCGATACGCGACAAATAATAATTAAACAACAATGAGAATTGCCAGCCACTTCAGACTGTTGAGATACTAGACGAATTGTAATACGCAGCTTACACGTCAGCTATAAGCTGGAAGGTGCAGCATCCATTTATACTCGGAGACAGCCGCAATCCGATACTCTAATTATATACTACATAAACAAAATAGTGGGTTTTTACACCCACTATTTTTACGTACACGAAAGGAAGGTTATACTAATCTATTGCTAGAGAAGAATCCTTAAATAAATTATATCACAAAAAAAAACATGTAACCTTTTTTTTTCTATGTAGTCTAATTAATGTAAGCGAAAGGAAGGAAAACACATGTACGGTGCTTTTGAAACAGAAGAAGAATACGATGCTTTTGTTAAAAATGGTGACTGGTTTATAGATACAGAATCACCAGAGTATTGGAAACAACTAATAGATAATGCGAAGGGAGATAAGTAATGGGTAAAGAAATACCAAGAGAGGAACTAGAAAGAAATCAATTACTACAGAATGCACAAAGTGGTGATTGCTTTATCTACGGAGATAGATTAGATACTATTTGGTGGAAAGAAATTAATCACGAAAAACTATCTTCGGGAGAAGTTGGTAGTGGTTATCTAATTGATTTTGTAGATGGTACTCAACTTAAATTATCTACTATACAGTTATTTAGTATTTTAAATGATAGCGGTTTAGATAGATTACAACCAAGTAGATGGACACTTATGGAACGAAATAAAGATACTTGGAAAGGAACAGTAAGAGAACAAGCAGTTTATCACGATTTAAATAATCAAAAAATATTTGCTGCTACTGAAGAAGAATAAATAAAGCAAAGCCCTAACTGTTTTTGTGTTTTTCAGTTGGGGTTTTTGCTATTGTTCTTGAAGTCCAGTAACTCTAGCACCTCTTCTAGCTGCACCAACTTGTGGTGTAAACATAGAAGTTTCTTCTGCTTCTAATCTTCTTATATCATCTAACACGTCTGCGTCCTGGAATACAACAGCTTGTGTAAATTGTTCTAATGATAATTCTTCTGCGTCTGGTTCTACTCTTTGTTGTATCTCTCTAAGTCTAGGTAAATCTTTTTGTGCTGCACTATAAAGTTGTCTAGCTTGTTGCTGCGTTAAACCAGCTTGTCTTAATCCTTCAGCTTCTGTTCTTGTTATAGCAAAGCCAGCTCTTGCAGCTTCACCACCAATTTGTGCTGCAGTAATTCTACCAGAGATAATCTCTTCACCTATTGACGGGTCCAATGCTCCCATGAATATAGCTTCTGGTGTTAAGTCAACATTGTAATTAGTAGAGAAAAAGTTTTGTACTCCTTGTATGTTATCTACAATACCTTCGTATGCTGCGCTTACTCTTTGTTGAAACTCTCTTGCAGATACTTCACCTTCAAGTAAACCTACAAATCTATCAGCAAGTAATACTCTTGATGTTTGTTCTGGTATGCCATACTCCTGGAGTGTACCAATATAAGATTGTTCTAATGCTTTGTATGTAGTCTCATTGTATCTAACTTGACCAGTTGCTGGATTATAGTTACCAGGAAACTCTGTTCTGTATTCATCTGTCTGTCTAACTTCTTGTATAGCAGTAACTGGATTACCAGACTTAGCCCATTCAGCTGCAAACAAGTTAAGTAACGTTGCAGATAAGTTTGGATATAATGCTTGTGCTTCTTCTAAGTATGTTGCCATTATTGATTAACTCCTAAGTTTGCTTCAACAGAACCTGCAGCTCCACCTAATGCTTGCTGCAGCGCTTGTGTTGCTTCTACTGTAACTTGTCCTATGTTTTGTTCTAATCCTTTAGTTCTAAGTAATTCTTGACCAGCTTCATAATCATTAGTGGCTACCATATCTTGCCACCATCCTTGTGTTTCGTCAGCTTCTTGACCCCATGTTTGTCTAGTTAATCCTCTCCATGGAGATACAATATCATCATATGTTAATTCTGTATTTGTATATTTAGGAAATAAAGCTAATCTACTTGTCTTTAAACTCTCTACTAATGCTTGTTCATAGTCTGGATTGTTTCGTAACCTACCAGCTTTTTCTGCAGCTTCTGCATCTGTTAACTTACCAAACACTGGTCCTAACCATTGTGTATATAAACCTTTAATTCTATCTTCTTGTTCTGCACTTCTGTTTAATCCACCAAGTCCAGCAGTGTTAATGTATTGTGTAAAGTCTGCATCTCTTACACCACTTCTGAATGGGTCAGCAAACAAAGCTAACTGTTCTGTTGTGTATGCTTCGGACCAAGAACCAGTAACCCACTTGTTAGCTATCCATTGTGACAAAGCATCTGGTGCTGCTAACTCTTGATTAGTTTCTGTATCATATCCACCAGATACACCAGCAGCTCTAAGTGCAGATGCTACTTGTATCTTGTAGTCATTAGCTTTTTGTTCTGCTGTAATAGGGTCTTTGTAATATTCACGCAGCCATGCACGTTCAGATTCTGTATGTGTATCGTACCAGTTAGTACCAAACCATTCAGCTTCTGTAACTTCTCTTCCTTCTAATGCAGCTTCAGCTAACAATGCTATTGAATCTGGGTCTAATATCCATGGTTTAATTGTTGCTTCAGTAGCTATTGTCTCTGCAAAAGATGTAAACGGATGTGGTGCTTGACCTGTTGCTGGGTCATTACCTGGTAAGTCTGCACTGTTACCTGCAACTACTCCCATCAAATCTAAATCATCATTACTAAACTTTGCGTTAATATAATATTCTTGTCCTGGAGTTACAAAGCCAGCTTTAACTGGGTCATTGTATCTTACTTCATAAAACATAAATATTGTGCTGCCTTCGTACAGTTCACCTGCACCTGGAACTGCATAACGTAAATACAGTTGTCCTTCTACATCTACTAAATCTGCACCTTCTGGAATATTATTAAATACATTTTTATTAGGATTAATAACTTGTTCTTTTGGAACTGGTGTAGGTGTTGGTGTTGGAGTAGGTGTTGGAGTAGGTGTTGGAGTAGGTGTTGGTGTAATTGGTTTTGATACTGGGTCAGTTGGTGTACCTGGTTCAAATCCCATTTCTTCTACAGTTGTTTGCGGTACATCAAAAGATGCAGGAACTCCTGCTTCTACAGCTAACTTAGCTTCTGCTATAACATCTTGTGGGTCTCTTCCAGGAGCAAAATCAAAAGTAACTCCTGTATATACTGGGTCCTTTGCACCTTTAGAATCTTGTATCACTACTTCTATTGGTTTATTAGGAGCAAAGTCAAATGTAATATCATTAGGTCCAGCAAACTGTTCAACAACTTTTTCTACATTCTTTACTTCTTCTGTGTTTCTCTCCATCTCACGAAACTTAGCAACTGCATCGTCTGTGTCTATTGGGTCTGGTAAACCAAGTAAATTATCTGCCATGTTCATAGCAGCGCTTATTTCATCTTGATTAAATTGTGTAGCTTTAGCAGTAGCATTAGGACCAAAGATAGGATATATCTTTACTTTGCCTAATTCTGCAACTGGCTTCCTATCAGAAGAACCTTTTAATTGTTTATTAATATCACTTTGGCTAATAACATCTTTAACAGAACCAGTCTTTTCTCCAGATTCTAGTTTCTTTGCTATGTAGTAGAGTGCTAAATCACCTACGTATTTGTCACCTTGATATGCCATTTACTTCTTTCCTTAATTTATTGTACTTCATTTAATCCTTATTGTCTGAACTTATACCACCTATTCCCTTAAATAAAGTCTCATAAAAAGGTTTTGTTAACTTATATGTAATAGAATACTTATCGTCTATCTTGCCAAAGTTATCAAAAAAATCTACGTCTTTATCTATAGCTTTAGTGGCAGCATTAGTTACATCTGCAGCAAAAACCATAGTCTCATAAAATGCTAAAGCTGCTGCAGCTGGACCAGTAAGACTTGCAGCACCGTACTTAGTGCCAAGTTTAGCTAATCCTTTTTCTATAACTTCTTGTCCTATATCTAGTTTACTTAGGTTATTAAATACCTTTGTAGCAAACTTAGGTTTAGTTTTTACTACATTGTCTGCAGCTTTAACTGCTTCTGGTGTATGTGTCTTTGCAAAAGTCTCACGTACTTGCTGCACTATAGGTTTTTTTATCTCTGTTTTTATTTCTGGTTCTTCTATAGTTAATTTAAAATTTGCACTATCTAAGGGTTTATCAACAACAGCATCTACAAACTTTACAACATCTTCATCTGTTGTACCTGGAGCTTTCCACATTTCTAATGTGTCACTTGCATCAACTAAATTAATTACAGATAAAGGAACTAAACCACCTTTTCTTTTACTATACACCAGCATATCTACCCCTACATTGTCTGCTATAGATGCAATATTTGCAGCTGGTGTCATGTGGTATCTACCTACTTTGTTAAAAGTTATGTCTGGAGCTTTTAATAATGTTGCATCATCTGCAAACTCCATTGGTATTTGTCTTAAAACTCCTGTTTCTGGAACTTTAGGTTCATAACCAACATCTAATTTTTTATCCATATATTCATTAACTGGTATGTTTGCGGCATAATCATATTTTTGTGGTAAGAATATTTTTTTATTCATCTCATCTGGTACTACTGTACTTAATGTTCTCATGTAATCACCCATAGCAAAGATTGCACGTTCTTCTTTTTCTATGACTTTTGGATTTATTCTCCAAAAAAAATCTGCATCTCTTTTTAAATATGAATTATATCTAGTATTTAAAAACTCCTTCATATTATCTTGCATAGATTGCAAGGTATTCATAGTCATAGTTTTATTTCTAGTAACTGGTATATTTTCTAAATCTTCTATGTTTCTAAATCCAGGGTTTACTTCTTGTGTTAATTTGTCTATTGCTGCTATTTGTTCTTTAGGTAAATTTGTTAAAACGTTTAATATATCTGTATAAAGTGCAGTTTCTACTACAACACCTCTAGTTATTGTTCCTACTTTTGCCCAGGTCATATGTCCTATAAGTGTCCTACCTATATCAAACACTTGCTGCTGCGCACCTACAATATTTGAAAACTTACCATCTTGTAATTGTTTAGCAATATCTAATAGAGTTGCATTAGGCTGCTTAGATATTTTTTTTAATTCATCTATAGATTGGTCTATAGCGTTAGTTAATCCACCATTAGCTTGTTCAAATAAACTTAATCCATGAGCATCTACACCAGAATCAGCTACTTTTCTAAGAGTCCCAGATATACTTTCTTCTAGTTCTATTAAGTTTGTTAATACTTTTCCTATGTTTTTCTCTGCATCTAGTGGGTTTTTTTGTACAAAAATATCTGTTAAAAAATCTTCTGTTCTTTCCGCTACATCAAAATGTGTTCTACCCAATACCCCAATACCGTCTAACAAATCATCTATAATTTTTTTATCAAATACTTTAGGGTCCTCTCCTAAAAATTTAATTACATCATCGTATATTTTTAATAGATTATCTAAATCTTTTATTTCGTAATTATTTTTATATATTATTCCTGGGTCATAATAACGTAAATAATTTAATGACCTTCTTGATACATCTAAGGGAGCTGCTACTGCAGTTGTAGTTGCACCAAGTTCAACAAGTTCTTCTTGTTCCATGGTTATTTTTTACCAGTAAATATCTTTTTATATCTGTTTCTTTTAGATGCGTGATTAAGAAAAAATAATCTTTTTTGTTCTGCGTTTGACATTTGTTCTACTGGTTTCATTCTGCATCAATCGCATTTAATAAGTCTTGCATACCTATAGACTCTTCTCTTTGTATATCTGTTTTAATCTTAGCTTCTTGAAAGTCTGCAACTTCTTCTGGTACTTGTGATTCAAACTCTAAGTTTCTTCTAGGTACTAATGCTGCTAATAAATCTGCTGCGTATTTCTCCATAGGATTTGTAGTAGGTGTCATGCCATCACCTTGTGTTGCAACATTAGGTGTAACAGTTTGTTGTTCTGTTTGACTTACATAACTCTCTACGGTTGTATTAGAAGCAGACTCTAAATTATCTTCATACTTACCCATAACACTATTGACATACTCTTGTACATTAGGACCAAAACCTTCTATGTTTTCTATGTCACCTACAGAATCTATGCCCATGTTCTTAGCTTTGTTAGCTCTAGCTGGACCTGCATACCATGCAACAGCTACTAAATCCCAGCTGCCATATCTGTTATAATATTCTGTAAACTTATGCGCAGCTACAATATCTTGCATCTCTGGTACTCTCCAGTCTGCACCTTCGTAGCCAGCTTGTTCTGCCCATTTATCCCAGTTAATATCTAATATGCCATATGCACCAAGTGCCTGGACTTTAACTGGATTACCGTCATAACCTATAATTGTTGTAGGTCTATGCTTTAATAAATAATTACCACCAGCATTCTCTTGCTCTCTGATTGATTCCATAAATGCAACTAATTCTTGACTCATGTTATGCTGGTCGTCCTGTCCTAGCGGAGATGCTACTAAGAATAGCACTCCTAGTATTACGTGCCGAATAATTTTCTCCTAACCTATTCTTTTCATTTTCCATTAAAACATCAAACTTTTCTTTCATTCTACTTTGTGGGTCTATTTGTGTCATGCCTTCGTCATCTATTGCTTGTTGTACATTCTCTGCAGCATAGTTGCCATACTCACCAGCAAGTAAATCATCACCAGTAAATACTGGTTGTGCTTGTGCTACTTGTCCTAATTCACGAGATTGTGCGTATGCAGCTTCTGCTTCTTTATATAATTCGTTAGATAATAATTTAAGTTCGTATGGAGATGGGTCTCTGTTTAGTTCCCTGGCATACAATGACTTAACTTGTTGTGCATTAGTTGCTGGGTCTTGTGGTAAAAATACATCGTCATCTGGCATAGTAGGAACTGGATTAGCTACGTATTCTTCTAATACATTCCTCCATGCTGCACCAGATTGTTTCTCATATTCTGTAACACCACCTCTGTTTGCTCTAGCCAATACTGGTGTAAATGCTCTTTGTGTAGCACTATCCCAATCTCCTGGAATAAATCCATCACCAACACTAAGTAACTTGGCATTAATTAAATCTGCTTGTATTGCTGCTATTTGTTCTTCTTCTATTCCAGCAAACAAGTTAACTAAATCGTTTTCTGTATAAAAATCTGTAGCTGATTCTCTTGGTGGTAAGTAATTAGCTGGTACACCTATGATTGCATCTTGATTACCAAACAATCCAGTCTGTTCTGCAGCTGCAGCTAATGCAGCATCATCACCAGTTATACCGCTTATATCAGTTCCAGATATAGCAAAGTCAACAATGTATTGTGGTATTCCTGCAGCAATAAGATATTTAGAAGCATCGTCTATGGTATTAGCATTTAATATATCTAGTCTTTGCTCTGTAGTTATGCCTATCTTATTCTGTCCTAATGTAGCACTATCATTAACTTGTATAATTAACTGTTCTATTCGGTTAAAAAATTCATCAACTGTCATATAATCCCTTTAATAATTCTATATCCTCTTCTGCTTCTCGTAACTCTCTTTCAAAGATTTCTTTAGCTAACGGTGCAAATTCTGGCTTTGTAACCAATATAGCTTTAATCTTATCTCTTAACAAGGTTCTATATGGTGCTAATTTGTTTGCACGTCTAAATGATGTATCAGAATATGTTTGGTCTAGTTTCTTTGTTTCTGCAATAACTTTATCTCTAAGTTGTAAATATTCTTTCAATCCTTCTGCAGCTGGATTACCTACAAGTCTTGGGTCTAACACGTATGTAACTGGATTAACCCAGGTATATAGTTCGTCAATTAAATCATCTATCTCTGGTTTTGTTGGTGTATAGTCTATGCTTCTACCATATCCAGGGTATCTCATAGCTATTTCTGCTTTTTTATTTCTTTTAGCTATGATTGCTTGTTTATCATTTCTTGTAAGTAAATTATTTTTCTTTAAAAAGTTTTTATACTCTATGTTGCCAAGCAATATGTTTTTAGATTGTACCCATTGTTCTGGTGTCTTTGGTACTCTATCTCCACTAAGTAATTGTGCATAATAGTTTTCATACATAAATTCTGAATCAGTTTCATCTATAAGGAATGCGTATGTTAAGTCAAACTTTTCTACTAACTCTGGATTATTTCTCTCCCATGTAGCACCATCTTCTGTTACTGGTCTTTTCTTTACAGTCATAGTTCTACCAGTAGCTAATGCAACTGGGTCAAATCCAAATCTATCTGTAAATACTTTTACTGCTGTTGAACTATCTTCTACTGCATTAGATATATTCCAGTATTCTTGTGCAAGAGTTTCAAACAAATACATCTGTCCAGTTTTATCTGATATTTCATACTTAGGACTTACTGCACCAGATGGTCCTATTGCTTGTGATATAGACCTTATAATAAATATTTTTCTTGCATAATCTGCAGCTAACTCTATACCTGCATTAACACCTTCTGGACTACTGTCATCTATTTGTCCTGCATATAACAATGCTTTATATACATCTATGCTTGTATTTGCAAATTGTCTTTTAGCTTCTGGTCCACCTATTTCAAAAGCAGTTAACATTTTGTTTAACCACGATGGAACTGGCGTCAAACCTTTAATTACCTCTGCTGCACTATCTACTCTAGGTGGTGCAAAGTCACCAAATATTAATGTCTCTTCCCATTTACCTGGTCTAAGTAAATTAAAATATTTATTTAGTACAGCTGCTGGCACTGTAATAGTTGGACCAAAACCAGGAATAATATTGCCAGCTATGTTAAGTGATTGTGCAAATACAGGTAAATTAACTTTGACTCCATTTTCTTCTAAATCTTTAAACATAAATTTCTTTATTAAACCTTCTCCTGGATAACCAAATAATTCTTCTCCAGTGTTTGGGTCTTTGTAAAAAAAACCTTTTTGTCCTTCATCATCAAATATTGGATTAGGTTTACGTGCAGCTTGTATTACTTGGTCCACACGTCTTAATGGTCTAAGTGATTCTGAATTTATTAATCTTGCCCATGTAGAAAATATTTCTACGTATGCTTCACCGAATGGAAATATAGCTCTAGTTGCATTACCTAATCTAGTTTTAGTTGTTACATCATATAAAAGTTTTTTAGTTTCTGTAAGTGCATGTGAAGATGCAACTTTATCTATTGTCTTTACATCATTTACACCACCAGTAACACCTTTATAAGATTGTAATTTTTTAAGTATTTTCTTTTCTCTAGCAGTACCAGTAGCTAGACCAGCATCTTCTGCAAGTTTAACTACTTTTTTAAGAGTTGCTGCGTTTAAATGCTGACCAAAGTCTCCTACTTTATTCCAATAATGAAACTTAAATGCTGGCGCACGTGATAGTTTTTTTGTTGGCACTGTCATTAAAAAATTAAACATATCATCTACAAAGTCATCAAGCATTCTTGATTGTCTTGATATAGAGTTTTTTAATTCACCACGTGCAGATTCTGGTAATACATTTAAATATTTTTTAACAAATTCTTTTTTCATGTTTTCTTGATTTTTTCTAAGTGTTGTAGTAATAGATGTATATTCTTCTGGTGATAGTTCTCCCTTCCAATATTTATCTAAGTTAACATTTTCTAAACCTACTAACTCTTGTGCTGACATGTTTTCATCTGCTAATGCTTTTAATAAATCTTCATTACCGTTTTCATCAATCCAATTTCTAGCAAGTCTAGGAGAACCTTTAGCAGTAGAAGTAAGAACTTTACCTCCAGTAGCTTGTGCGACTGCAGCATTTACATAATGTACAAACTCTTCTGCTTTAGCTTTACCTGGGTTACTAGAAAATCCTGCACCTTTAAATGCGTGACCTTCTGCACCAGTAACTTTTCTAATATGTTTATTTAACGCATTACCTTGTGTTTGTGCTTCTTTTATTACTGCAGCAAGTAATTGATTTCTTTTAGCTGTGCTAGGTTCTAATTGTATTTGTGCAAGTCTCCTGGACAATGGGTCAAACTTATGCTGCATAAAGTTTCTAAATGTAGCTTCTCCCCATGCTCTTTTGTTTTCTTGTCTTGTAACAGTTGTAAACTCACCAGTGTTGCCATACCCTCTTCTTACTGCACTAGGAGTACCAGCACCGTTAAGTGTGACATCTATAAACTGTGCATTATCTTCAAAAGTTCCTAATAAAGTATTACTAGATTCTTTTTGTTTACCTATAATTCTTGCAATCATTTGTGCTGGATGTGTAATAACATTTGTTACACCAGAAGATAATAACCTTACTTGTTCTTCTGCAATTACACGAACTGTCCATGCTGGTCTAAGCAGCACTAATGGTTTAAATAAAGAACCATAATACCAATCCATAAATCTTGTTATTGTTTCTGCATTATCACTTGCAAATATTTTGCTGCCTATCTTGCCAAAGTTTTTATCTAGTGTTTTAGCAGCTCTAATTACTTGCCTGGAGTTAGGTAAAAATATTTCATCTGCTAGCTGCACTGCAGTAACTGGGTCCACAAGTTCTGCAACTCCATCTAACTTGCCACCTTGTAATTGTCTAAGTACTTGTGTTACTGGTAAGTTTTCTCCAGTAGAATCTATTGCATAACTTCTAACTAAACCTTTTTGTCTTTGTGCAGTACCAATAAATCTAGCTTGTACTTCTAAACCTTTATCTACTAAATCTGTTTGAAACTTAGTTAGTTTATCTCTACCACCTAATGCTTTTATAACTTGTGGTCTAAATTGACGTTGCACAAAGTTACCTACTAACTTAGCTGTTTCTGTAGGTGCATCTGCAGCATTAAGTGCTTTAATTGCATCTGACATAAACTTATCTCTTACTTTTACTTTTTTAGTTTCTTCTAATCCAGAAGTAGCTAATCTAATAAATCTATTTAACTTAACAAAAGCATCATCTTTGTTTTCTGTAACTAGTCTTGTACCGTATGTTCTCTCTAACATACCTGTCAATCTGTTACCTTTTCTCTTTACTGTAGGTAAATTGTTTTGCGTAGCTTCTATAAGTAAATTTTTCTTAACTAAGTTTTCTGTTAAGTCTGCATCTATTTCTTCAAATGACTTACCTTTATTTTTTGCTTTAAACTTATCTAACTCATCGTAAAATTTAAAATCATCTATGTTATTTTTAGATGCAGCAATAATATCTGTTGTTGAGTTTTCCCATAGAAATTTTTTAAATGCAACACCAGCTTTACCAGCCATAAACTCCTGGACAGTTGGACCAAACACAGTTTTTCTAGCACCTTGTAATAAACCAGTATTTTCAAAAACCTTAGCCATTCCACTTAGATTTTCTAACTCACTAAATGTAGATGCTCCTTTACGTATTTTACTTACACCTAATGTTGCTAAACCTACTGGGTCTGCAAATATCTGCGCAACTATATCTATAGCACCAGTCATGTAGTTGTATGCTTTTGTGCCTGGTTCTATAACGTCATCTACTGGTTTAAATAAATATCTACCAATTGTAACTGTAGGGTCTAAACCTGCAGCTCTAAATTTTTCTGCACGTTCACCAACAAATTGTATTTGATTTGCTTTTTTCTTTTGTTCTTCGTATATCTGTACACCTAATATATTGTCTCTAACCCATTCTCTTGCTTCTAGTGGGTCAACACCAGATGCTAATAAGTTTTTATATTCAGATGTTTGTGTTGGGTCAGTGCTGCCTAAAAACCATCCTTGACCTAAATCTATATCTTTACCTGCAGCTTTAGCTGTGTCTATCTCACCAAGTAACGTAGCTTTACTTTTTTGACTTGCTTCTTCGTGAGACATACCTTGTTGTCTGCCTTCTAAATATCTTACTCCTCTTGGCGCTGCCATCTCCCATAAGTTTTGAAAACCTATAAACGCACCACGTACTGACCTACGTATAGCGCTTTTTAATTTACCTTCACCATCATCTTCTTTTTGTATAGATTCTTTCATAACTATTTGCTGCAGTCTTGGGTCATCTGCTGCGATACCTAGTTTGACTGCACCAACTAAAGAACCTTTACTTATTGTTGGATAACGTTTTACTATTGCAGATGCTCTTTGTGCTTGCTCCTGGTTAACACTAGAAGGTGCTACAGCTTTGTTTATAGCTCTTTTGGTCTCTGAATCATCTTGGAATGATGCCGCATCAAATACACTGTACGACATGTTATCTTAATAATCTTGCTAAAAGCGGGTCACCAGTTAAGTCATAAAATTGTTGTATTAAAGATTCTGTAGTATCTATTGGTTCTTGCGCACCTACTCCAGGACCAAAAGGTAAACCATCTTCTACTGGTCTCATAGGTTGGTCTGTACTTCTAAAAACACTTTGTTGTGGTTGTGGTGCTGCAACTGGCATAGGTGTCTCTTCTGGTAAATTTAAATTCTGTACCTCACTATTCAAATCTTTTAGTGGTTCTTTTTCACCATATGTCATTCTTGTTTGGTCTATGTAATTATTAGATGCTGGTTTTACAGCATTATTTCTTTTAGTAATTCTGGTTGCCATCTATATCATCCTCATCTAAATGTATTATTTCTGTTACAAAAAATCTTGATATTATTCTAGGAAATTTATTGAACTGTTGTTTCTTTATAAAATCTTCCATGATAATGTCATCGCCTTCTTCGTCTAGTTCCCATAAACTGTTGTCAACTATATCTTCAAATATCTCGTGCATTATCCTATTCCTAATACTGATTGTATAGAAGGTGCGGGTCCAGGTGGTGTCGGACCCATACCTTCAATCATCGCTGCTTCTTGTTCGGGTATTTCGGGCTTTTCAGCTGTAAAAAATTTATCTAGTATTGACTGTTTAGCAGATGGATTAGCTCTGATTTGTACCACAGCCATAACAGCTTTTTGGTCACCAGCAGATGCTTGTTGTAATAAAGTATCTTCTAATATTTTATCCATCTTTTCTTTTGTAATTCTTTCGTTTACTCTACTTAAATCATCTAAACCGTCTAAGTTTTCTTGTAATGTTTGTGTGTCAATAACACCAGAACTAAGAAGCTGCAGCCCTGTTACAATCTTCTGTGGTTCATCGTAACCAGCCATAGCACCATAGACTCTTCTAGTCTTATAAGAACTTTGTATGTCTCTTTTTGGTTCGTATGTTTCACTAAAAAATTTATTATCTCTATATCCAGATAATTCTTTTGTTTGACCACCGTACATGTTTTCATCCCATTCAAGTCTTTTAGAGTCTATCTGTTCTATAGCATCTGCCATTACTGTATGATATTCTCTAATCATAAGTGACATAGATGCACCTAGTTCTTCTAACCCTCTACCAGTAGCAAAGCTAAGTGGTGACTGTGAATCGTCTGTTGCAGGATAAGAAGCACCTACACGTAGTTGTCTCTCTATTCTGTCTATCTGTTGGAATATTTGATAAGGTATGTTAGATGCTGGTTTAGAAATTGTGCTACCTGGAGAAAAATAATTAACTGCAAATCTACCTTTTTTGTATTGTCCAGATTCTAATTCACCAGTTATGTTTGTTTCTGTAAAGACTGCATCTTCCATCGCAATAATTGACATAACATTAATTTTTGCCATAGAAGCCATAAGTCCTATAATTTGGTCATACTGTCCTTGCATCTGGTCAAAGCTAAATTTCTTAGCTACAACAAATGCTGGTCCAGATTTAATTGGGTTAGGAATAAAATCTAAGATAGTTCCAGAAGTTAAATGATAAACATAAGTACCTTCTTCGTTATAGTATTCAGATATTAAATCACCTTCGTTGTTTGAGTTAGCCCAAGAACCGTTATATGCGTCTTGGTATGCAGAAGCATATCCGCTTGCTACATTAATTACATTTTTTTCTTTTTTAATTTTTTCTGCATATTGTGGATACGTTTTAGCCAATGCAGCTTTAGGTACTCTTCGTACAATAGACATTTCTTTAGGTGTTTGGTCTGCACCAAAATACCCTGGAAAACAATTATACGGGTCTCTAAGTTCTGCAATAGGATAAGGTGTGCCGTTAGCATCCTTCTTTTCTTTTATAATCCATGCAGCAAAACCATAACCTGGTAACCATCTACCAACTTGTGGCATCTGTAAATCTAATCTCTGTACGTCATCATATGCAGTAATTATTCTTGCAATTTTATCTGCACGTTGTCTTGCACGTTCTGAATCTTTATTGTTAGGTACATCTACTTTTAGATTAGGAATACGTCCTATCTTTTGTGCAAGGTGTTCTAATCCAGACATCATAAGGTTTGGCATAGGTACTTGCCAGTCCTGGAATCCTTTTACTTGGTCACCTAGTAAAGCTAAGATACCACTAGCACCACCGTTCATAATGGAACGAATACGACCACGCATCGCATGATTCTCTTGATTATCGTAATGTAATTGCGTTATCTTATCTTGTAATTCAGCTGTATTCATATTCCTACCATGGTGCAGTGTTCATGCTACTTACATCAAAATTGCCATAACTTGGTTGGTAATCATATCCCATCTCTGCGATAAACTCCTTTTGTAATCTCCTTACAATCTTTATAGGAAACCAACTAGCCATAACTATATCTGACTTGTAACCCCTGCTACTTGCCTTATTAGCAGCATTTGAAAAATACAAAAGCTGCCTACGATATATATTACTCTTATTTTGTGAATCTGCACTACCATAAGGAAGATTTACTAATCCTTTGTCAAACAACTCACTCATAGACCCAACACCAAAATATGGGTCAAATTTATTTTTTTGTGTTTGATGTCCTTCTAAATGTATGCCTTTTGATGATGTCCATTCTTTTAATTCTCTATCTTGTCTAATAGCACGTTGAAAACCATTTTCTTCTATTATCCAGTGCGAACATTGATACTTTGCATACCATTCTTTTATAGTTTTAAATGCTTGTGGTATGCCACCACCTTTTGTGTTTTCTATATCTACCATGTATAACTTGCCAGATTCTACATGATATGCCCATAAAAATGCTGCCTGGTAACCAGTTGCAGCTGGGTCAAGTCCAGCAATAAGTCTTGTACCTGCTGGTACATGACCAATGTTCCTGGAATCATCTCTTGCAGCATCTAAGGAATCTACCTTAAACATTTGCAGCCCTTCTGAAAATGGTCTATTAAGATATACCATCTCAAATATTGCAAGACCACCAGTTGTTTGTGCGTTCCTTCTTTGTGCCATGAGCCACTTGTAACTTCTTTTGCTTGACCACAACATATGTTTTTTGTGGTCTTTAGGTTCTCCAGAATCTATAGGAATATCTAAACTATGTGCAGATTCTATTATTTTATGCCATTCATCATTGTCTATTAAAGAATTATATAAATCATCTGGATGCTGCCTAGAACCAATAACAACTATTGCTGTATGTTCCTCTTTACGTGATGACAATGTTGTAGTCCACCATCTCTTTGTTTGTTCACGTGAACTAGGTTGTATTGTTGTGCCGTGGTCCTCAATGTCATCAGCAATAATCAAGTCACAGTCACGTGATAGAATCTTACCACCTTTACCAACAGCGACCATAGTAGGTGATTTAATACCAGTTACAGTTCTTGTCTTAACTGTAAACTGACCAGAACTCCAGGTCTTACCAGTTCTACTCTTTGGTTTAAATGTTTCTCCTGGACCACAAAAATCTTCTATTAATTTTTCGTTGTTCTCTAAATGGTCTAGTACAGCACCTACTGCATTCTTTGCAATATCTTCATTACCGCCTACCCACATAATTCTAATGTTAGGGTTTTTACATACTTGCCATACTGCAAAGTGTGTAAGTAAATCTGTTTTACCATGTCTAGGTGGTGACAGTATCATAAGTTGTGAACCGTTCTTTATAGATTTTAAAATATTTTTTATCCAGTTTTTGTGAAACTTAGCAGTCTCATATGGTTTACCAGTTTCTGTTAGGAAGTATCTATCTCTAAACTTTTCAAATGATGTCAGTGCATCTTTAGCTTCTTCTGGTATATCCCAGCCTTCTCTTGCTTCAGCTACAGCTTTATCTTCTTTGTATGCAAGTAACATTCTTGCTACAACACTCTGGTCAACTCCTATATCTTCTGCTACAAACTTTTGTGTAAATTGACCTTCTAGTAATTCTTCTGCATAGTTTTCTACGAAATATAAATAATGTTCACCACGACTAGCACGTGCGTTAGATTCTGTTGCTAGTTTCTTTTCTTCTTTTTTAGCTGCGGTTCTCTGTCTTGCATTAGCAGCTTTAGTGCATTGTATCTTACAATATTTTTGACGACCGTGTTGTTGTTTAAATTTATCTCCACAGTGTGGACAACTAACAGTTTTTAAATTTGCCATGTAGTACTACTGGTTAGCAGCCCACATATTGTCAACTAAATTTGGATATGTTCTTCCAGCTTTTTTAGCTCTAGCTCTTGCTTTAGCTTTTTGTGCAGCTGTAAGTGGTTTAGATTTACCTAATGACTTAGGTCTCTTCTTATCCCATACTTGTTTTTTCTTTGCCATAATCTCCTACCACATCTTGCAAGACCAATATCTTGCACTTGTTTTATCTTTAGCTGTTGAACATTTATGCCTGGCTCGGAATGAAGCTCTAGCTTTAGGGTTATCTTTACGAATCTCCATGTTTGGGTCCCCGAACATAACCTTTTTAACTTTCCCATTAGCCATTACAAACACTTTAAATTTCTTACGACCATACCCTGGTTCACCTTTTTGAATCCTAGTGGGATTATTTAACTTGACCTTCATACCTCGCCATTCAGCCATTATCTTCTCTTCTTTTTACCTTTATTTTTTTTCATACCTTTTTTATATGAATATCCCTTACCTGGCATCTGTCCTCCTATACTTTAATTATGGCAGAATACATATCGGGTAACAAGTATCCGAACTTCAAAAAGAATACGCAGTATCAGAAAAACCGAACCTGCGTGCATTCTGCTTGTACTACCATCTTATCTCAATATAACAAATATAAATATTGTCATAAACATAAACCTAGAAGTTATCCAAGAATCAAAGGTAGAAATATAGACCCGACAAAACAAAAACCTACTTCGGGCAAGAAGTAGGTTCTCGTTCACGTATAGTATGTCCAATACTATTTGTATGAAAGAAAATGAAATTACACAAATCATCCACTGTCCTAAAACCGATGAAAAGCATCTTTTCTTTTCTATTAGATATAAATATTTATTCATATCTAAATCCTGGGTCCATCCCAAGATAAATTTATTATATAGAAACTAGCGAACAAAGCGAGCATAAAAAAAATTTTTTCTCTAAATTGTTTTAGATTCTCCTTTATGATAAAGTTAGCGAACTACAAACAACCAGGAGCAAGTAGCAAGATACAGGTAAAGCGGACATCGGGAGTACAAAAGTCTCACCTTACAGCCAGTAAGACCAACTAGAAAGACAAGTGAGATACCCAAGGTCTAGTGAAACATCCTAGTTCATATTTGAATATATAAAAAAAATAGCCCGCTATATCCCCAAAGAGTTTTAATAAAATAAAAATTATATATGAAATGTAAAGAGTGTAATAACACTTTAAAAGAAATTAATGAAGTCCAGGTAATGTGTGACGCTGCACCTAGTGTATGTACATTATCTACAAAAGTTATAAGTAAACACAATATATAGTACCTTTTTATTAGACATACTATATATAGTAATAAATTGGTATTAAACAACCCTAGTGTTACGAATACGAATACACCCCAGCCAAATTGACATTCCCGTTCATTGTCCTATAACTACTATTATGTTGCGTTACTAGGTTAATAAAATCAAGCATTTACAGCATATATGCAACAATTACAGCTTATGAGAATGTATGTCAGAAAATACCATATATTTTTTTTAAAATGATAATGGCATGGGTTAGATTGATAAGGATTGATAGATATCCCATAGAAAAATAATTTAAAATAATATGTAACCTTTTGTAACTCTTGAAGCTCTAAGTAGCATGAAAACAAAAACACAAAACACAATTACATTCCTTATCGGGGCTTCTGGTTCTGGTAAGTCAAGACATGCCAATAAATTAGCTGGTCAGCAAGATGCGTTCATTATTGACGCGGATGCTATTAAGCTGGCTTTAAATAATCAAGAACCAGTATGTTCTGAAACTAACGCGGCTTTGCATCCAGCGGCTTCAGAACTTAGTCAGTCATTACTGTTCAATTACTTTTATAATCAAGATGATTTTCTTGACCGTTATAATTGTAGTTCAGTTATCTTTGATAACCGCGGCAAGAACTGGGATAAAGTAGAATCCAGGATTACAGCCGCAAAATCAGCTGGCTTGCAAGTGCGCTTTGTCTATGTCAAAAATGATTTAGCAAGCTGTCTTTACAATGTTCATAGACGCAACAAAACCAGCAAGCGCAAAATGTTCTTATCAGTATGCGCTAAAGACTTCGGGGGTACAGTGTACACCGCGGAAAAATTGCAAGCGCTGGCATCCACTGGCTATATTGAATATCAAGAAGTACAAGGTTACAACTCAATCAAGTCAAGATTCTTGCAAAAACTTTGTAACCTAATCGTAAAAGTAATTGTCTAATAAATATGAAGGAAGGAAAAAACATGAGAAAAAAAGCAACTGAGTATATGTCATGCGGATGCGTAACAACATACTACTTTGATACTAAAGAGATGGTTGGTGAAGAAGTGTGTTACCAACACAGCAAGGTGGCAGCATGAAAGAAATTTATAGAGTAATTTTCTGGAATGATGCTGGAGAAATCAGAGTCACAGCTCCAACATTCTATGAAGATGCTTACAACACTGCAGATAAATGGGGTGGTGTGATTTACAGAATGGAAAAAACTCAACCAACAAAAGGTAAAAGATAATGGGTGCTGGTAACTGCTATCCAGCTGCATGGAATGCAATCAATGATTTCTCAAAAGGTGATGAGTGGGTTGTGGTCCATGCACTAAGAGATATATTTAAAGGTGCTGCGCACTACGGTGGTCATGCGTTCTTGTTAAACAAAAAAACAAATACTGTTTATGATGACTCAATCAGCGCAAAGTATATTGATGGTGCTGTTGACGATATCATTGACGGGATGCCATTCCAGGAGTATGTCAAGAAAACTTATGTACTAACAGAAGGTGACTACGTTTACAAAGAATATACCATGAAGGAACTCAACGAGATAACATTCAAGCATGAGTATCACAGTCCATTCCATCTTGCAAAAGAGATGTGGTCTTTAGAACCAAAAGAATTTGCTGCAAGATTCCCAGGGTATGACAGCCATGCAGATTACATGCAGAACTATTTTATTCCTACGTTTGAACCGCACTGGGAGAAATTAAAAAAGATGGCAGAAGATGTAACCAATTCAGAAGATGTTGAGTCTAAGTAACGTGATAGAAAAGGAAGGTGAGAATGTTAGATTATGATTTTTATAAAGCCATTACTGGCTTGACAGATGAAGATTTAGAACTAACAAAAGACAGTGTGCTTAATTGCGGTAACTGTTTTACAAAAATACCAGGGTACATATTAGAAGATGCGGGTAATGCGTTTTTCTTAGGTGATTACACTTGTGAAAAATGTAATGAACCGTTAGGAGGGTAAGTAATGAACCAAGTAATAAACAAATTAAAAAAACAAATAATAGAATCACTTGAAGAAGATAACTTTACAGGTGCAAAGAACCAATTAGATAAGTTAGTGGCAATATCAGAACCAGTATTGCCAGAGATTGTAAAGGAAGGTGAGTAATGTATAACAAAAAAGTAAATTACAGATGGTCCAGTAATGATAATGATGAAGTGCTAGAGCGTGGTGTTGATTACGAATATAAAATTTGGAATCAGTCATGTGCTAAAGATGTGTCAGTTCCATTTAGAATTGATGCGGATTATGACTGGCATCCACGTGAAGAGTTAGAAAAACTATTTGGAAAAACATTCTGGACATTTTATACCAGCCAGTCTGGTGCGATAGCTTACGGTACGTCAGATGTGCTTCACACAATTGATGCGTTCATAAAAGTACTAGAAGATATGAAGGCAACAGTCAAAGCAAATCCCGAACCACAGTTTGAGTATGGTAAGTATCGTGAAAAAAAAGATGTAACTAAATTAGAAGAGCAGGTGTCTAAGTAACGTGATAAAAAAAGGTGGTGAATGATGCAGGAGATAGCGAAGTTGTATGCAGTCAAGCCAGTGCTTGGTGCAACTAAAGCTGCGTTCTTAAAAGACCTGGGCTTTGTTAAGGAAGGTACACAGTGGGTCAAGTACGGTACAAAGCAGGAGCTGCAAGAACTATGGGATGAGATAGATATTTACAAGGACCAACCTAAGTTTGTATCTAAAGAAAAAAAATATTACGGTTCTCATATTCATGGTATGTATTACCTAAAAGGATGGGAGTACAGAACCTTTAATGATGCAGAGATAGATTTTTACTTGGAAGTTGAGAGAGTAGAAGATGTTGCGGTGGCAGCATAGGAAGGAAGAAGAATGGTATTAGTAATGGACTATCAAAAAAGAATTAAGTCTTTAAAAACACTACATGCTAAAGCAAAAGACATGGGACTTAATACAACTATTGTGGATTTAAAAATAACTAAAGCAATAGATACATTAATTGCATTGTTGTTTAAAGAGATGGGTTCACGTGATGCAGCTAAATTTTTAAAAGATGTACTAAATGAAGAAAAATAAATACGGACACGAATCATTACACGAGATGGTCCAGTGTCACGTTGACCAGCTGCGAACCAGGATAATGAATGAAGGTTTAGACATACACAAGTACAGAGAGATGCAACACTTGCGCACAATCTATAAAAGTTTTTTGGATTGTAAGTGTAACTTTTTTCACGATGTGGAGTCTAAATAATGTACGCAATAAAAGGAGGGCAGAATGCCTAAAAACAAATCAATGCTAACTCAAATACAAGAGGTACAGGAGCAGTTAACAGAGCTACACGAGTGGAGCTTTAACTTTGAGCCAGGTAAAAATCCTTTTGCTTTGTTCTTAGACATCATCGGTTACAGCGATGAGATTCTAGGTGCAAATTGTGTTGAGGATGCGTCCAAAGCCCATGAGTTTATGGGTTTCACAGAGTATGTCATGCTAGGTGATGCACTTAAAGTATTCAAAAACAATGGGTACTTGCAAGTGTACGAGGCATGCAGCAACTTGCTTAAATTAGAGGAGCAACAATAGAGTTTGCTTCTTGTGTTCGGTCTGGTTTCTGCTGCAAGCAGAGACCATGTCCGTTCGGTAAACCAACAAGCGAAGATAACTTAGCTTGCATATATCTTGGTGGTGACAAGCCAGGTAATTATTTTTGTGAGAAGTATGACGAGATACAAGCTGGCATGCCAGACAACATGGCAGACTTCAGTCCAGCATTCGGTGGTGGTTGTTCTTCTCCAATGTTTAACCCCGACAGGGACAAAGTATTACTAGAAATAAAAGGAAGGAGGTGACTCATGTGTAGTTGGCAAGGATTTATCCTACTTACAATGACTGCGTTCATTGTAGGATTCACACTACTTGCTGCATACTTTAACTTCCAAACATGGAAGGGTTATCGTTATGCAAAAAAACGCATGCGTAACATGAAGTAACGTGTATAATATATACTAAGTAACGTAAAAGGAGGTTACGTTGTCAAGCATTTGTATGATGTGCGGCAATCACACTCACGTTGTGAATGCCAGGCATGTCTGCATAAATGAATTATGCAGAATGTACATGCAGCCACAAGTAACTGTTGTAAATACACCAGTTTATTTGTAACCAATTAATAACTAGAAGAGTCTAACAAGACAAAGGGAGGTAAAGCTATGAGCTATAATTTAATAAAAGCATTAAGACCACAGACATTACGTATGTTAGTGGAGGAAGGTATCGTTTACAGCAAAGAGAATACTATGCGTGCAGAAAACGGCAGACCAATTAATCCTATTGCTACTCAAAAGATAATGAACTGGGGAGAGAATGCGATTATTGAAGCACAAAGAATGAAGAAACAAGGCAAGTCTAATGAAGAAATAAAAGAGAAACTTGATTCATATATGGAAGAGTTAGGATTACAAATCTATGAACAATATGAGTTTCAAAAATCAATATTTTATTCGTTAGCTGATTCTGCTTATAAACAAATAGGTATGTTAGCACCCAGCACAGCATGACATGTCTAAGTGGGATGAAGAGAGTCTTAACAGACTACTTGCAGAACTAGAATTAGAACTGACTGTCAATGATACAGTCCAGGACTTAATTAAAGAACTCAAAAGAGGAAGGAGAAGATGAATAAATTATCAAGCTATGAAGATTTATTATTTGAAGAATTAAAATCTACTAGCAGATTAATCAAGAGCAAGATTCAATCACGTAACAGTATGATTACACACTTGTTTGATGCCAGGAGTACAACAAAGATGACAGTAGATGACATCGCTGCAGCTGCTGGTATATCACGCAAGCATGTGTACACAATAGTAAACAAGGAAGGTAACGATGGCAAAGTTTAATTTAGAGAACTACGAGACAGTAGAAGATAGATTAAAACTGTTCTGGAAGGATAATCCAGACGGCAGAATAGAGACAGATATAGTACACATAACTGATGACGGTACATGCGTAACTATTAAAGCAGAACTATACAAGGACCTAACAGATGCAAGACCAGTGACTACTGGTACAGCACAAGAGACTAAAGGTCAAGGTGGCTTTGCTAATGCTGACGCATGGATGGAGAACTGCGAGACTTCTGCAATAGGTAGAGCTTTAGCTAACTGGAAATACCAGGGCAGCAATAAACCTAGACCAAGCAGAGAAGAGATGAGCAAAGTATCTGACAGTAAACCAGCTGCACCTAAAAAAAAACCTATAGCACAAGAGAGCAAGACATCCCTTTCTAATGAAATGAAGGAGATAATCTTGACCATGTGTGCAGGTGATAAGAAGTTTGCAGCTAACGTATGGAAGTACACTGTAGATAGAATGGCTGTCAAGCAAGGTATGCCAAAAGAGATGGCAGACTACAGCGATGATAACCAAAAGACATTTATAGATGTAGCTTCTAAATACATAGAAAAGCAAAAGAAAACATTTGAAGAACGTCAAGGTAATTCAGATGTAGTTAATGACATCATTGAAACATTTAGTGGTGACGTAGAAATAAAAGAAGGAGATGACATGGCAGACATACCAAGCGGAGACTGGGAGAAGGACGCACCTAGTGAGAAGCAACTCAACACATTTAATAACTGTGTTAACAAAGCTATTGACAACGGAGACGATGAGCTTGCAGCAAAAGCTAAAGCAGCATTGTCAAGCGGTAAGATAAACAAAGGTAATATCTTTGATTGGGTAGATACAAATACTTGGTCTTTAAAGGACGGTTCATAACATGCAGTACATGAGAGTGAAGAAGATACCTAATGAAGGGACCGATTCACACCGAGTCCTGGAGAAGCTAAAAGAAGCTAATTGGGACTGGGTATGTGGAACTACATTCCAACAAATGTTTTTACCTACATACGCACAACGCGTAGCAGACCTACGCAAGATGGGTTATGGTATTGAAGCTGCACAATGTAGAGACCACATGTATTGGAACCACAATCATAGAGGTAATGTAGCTATGTATAGATTAACAGACGATGAGGAGGCACCATTCTAATGAGTGATTTAAAAAATATAGATACACTTGTATTAATAAAAGAACTATTAACAAGAGGTACAGACAACGGAGTTAGGTTGTTTAGAGAAGCAACTATAACTGCTAAGGATGGAAGAGTGCAGCTGCTGGGTATCATGGCTGCAGTAGAGATGAAGCTAGATACACCAGCAGAGGAGGAGTAATGGTAATGGACATGATGTTAGAAGATGCTATTAAAGAATCTAAGATGTGGGAGATAAACAATCCCAGGGTACACGCACTGCTGCGTAACTTCATGTTATTTGTTGACCACTCTGAAACTATAGATGACACACAGACACAAGAAGTGTTGTCTTATCTCTTGACTTTAACACGTGCATACGGTGACCCTAACTTTAAGGTGCCAGTAAACGGTTAAAGAATCTTTAGGTTATCCCATCCTTTTTTATTTACAGTAAATGTAAGTACACCTGGATGGGACCAAAGACCAGACCTAGCTGTAAAGTCTATGCTTTTATCTAAGCTAGGAGATTGAAACCAAGTCCTATCACCTTGTTGTTTTGCACGGAAGTGATGATAGTGACCTGTAATAAGAATCTGTACGTCACTCATCGGTAAGAATCCATACATCTGACCCTTCCACCAGTTCTCTATTTTATTCTCAGGATTACCACCGCTGCCACCAGTCATGTGTCCATGTGTCCAGCCGCACGGTATTGATTTGATAGTCATTACCTGGTGAAAACCATCTGGCACTTCTACTGTTACATTCTTGTAACGTTCTTTATTAGCAGACATAATCTCTTCACATATCTGTAAGTGCATGGTATCAGAGTTATCTAATCTGCTTGTTGCAACTTGACCTTTACTGGTCCTGGACATCTCACCATGATTACCTGGAACACCTGCAAGAACT